TTGCGAATGAATACGGCTTCGTGATGCACGGAAAGCCCGTCATGCCAGAGTACAAGGACAGTCTGCATTGTCAGCGAGCAAAGTATAATTCTAATCTGCCTATCCACATAGGCGCAGATTTCGGACTGACACCCGCAGCAGTATTTGCTCAAGTGGGTGCAATGGGTAAAGTCACAATTCTTTCAGAGCTATGCGCTACGCGATTAGGCGCAAAGAATTTTGCAAGGGAAGTGAACCAACATATCGCGCAGCATTACCCAGATGCAACGATTGCGACCAGCACAGGCGACCCTGCAGGAGATCAAGCGGTTCAGACTGACGAGGCTATGACCGTGTTCAAGATGCTGCGCAGCGAAGGGCTGGAAATGAAGCCAGCGCATACGAATGATTTCAGCGTGAGGCGCGAAACAGTGGCAGAGATGCTAACGCGATTGATTGATGGAGAGCCGGGGCTAACGATTGACCCATCTTGTGAAGTGTTACGCAAAGGCATGGCGGGAGGGTATTACTACCGGAAAGTTAATGTTGCCAATACAGAGCGCTATCACCTAAAGCCGGAAAAAAGTTTCGAGTCTCATATTTGCGAGGCTTTGCAATATTTATGCATGGGATTAGGGCTTTCGCGAGAGGCCACAAAACAGCCAAAACAGCAGCGCATGGTTATCATGAACGCGCCACAATTTGCCAATACTGACTACAAAATGTTCAGCTAGTTGCAAAAGCTTTAAATATGGGTTAATATACCCTTAAATTATTAAGGGTTTTACCTATGGGGCAGATATTCAATCCTAAAACGCCGAAGATACCGGAGCCACCAAAGCCCGTTGAGCCGCCGACTATTGACGAGGCAGCGCTTGCAGCAGATGAGGAAGAGCGCAACAAGAAGCGTTTAGGTCGTACAGGTAATATTTTAACAGGCAATCAAGGCGATACATCACGACCCACAACGGGCGTGAGTTCTATTTTAGGGGGATAATATGGCGAATTTATACATCAGTGAACTTGCGAAAGTGGGCAGCAGTTACGGAACGGTAGCACAGGCAGCAGAGCAACCGGCGCTGGTTAACCAAGTGGTAGACTTTACCAGCGGCGCGGCGGCATCAGCGGAATTTAACGCAAAGACGCGAATTGTGGCAATCGTGGCAGATGCAGATTGCCATTATGTCTTTGGGGAAACCCCTGTTGCAGACACAGACGACATGCTATTGCCTGCCAATCAAACGCAGTATTTCACGATTGATGCTAATAATGCGCTTAAAGTTTCAGCGATTGCGGTATAGTGAACCTAGCTAGAGACATATTAGACTTTCACGGTCAGCTACAGGGCGACCGCTGCAACTGGGAGAACCTTTGGCAGCGCATTAGCGACAAGGTATTGCCAGAGCATGACGGTTTCAGCAGTTATGAACCCTACAAGGGCGGCCAAGATAACCGTGACGTGTACGACAGCACCACGACCAGCGCTGCAATCAAGCTGGCTTCCGCATTAAACGACATGCTTACGCCTCGTAATCAGCTATGGCATGGGCTTACTACAAGTGAAGATGAGATAAACGAAGATCGCACGTTCAAGCTATGGGCAGAAGAAACGAGAAACATACTCTTTGCCAAGCGTTACAGTGCGCGAAGTAACTTTGCCAGCCAGATTTATGAGTCATTTCTTGGCCTAGTGGTATTCGGTACGACCGGCATGTTTGTGGATAAAGCCGAGCGTGGAGTGTTGCGCTACCGTAGCGAGCATCTAGCGGATTTATATATCACAGAGAACAGCCATGGCGTGGTGGATTATGCGCACAGAGTTTTGCGCTACACTGCTTTGCAAATGAAAGAACGCTTTACTGAAACGTTGCCCGAGAAGGTAAAGCAAGCGCTTGAGAAAAACCCGCTAGAAAAGTTTGAAGTTGTCCACTGCATTAAGCCCAATGACGATTACATGCCGGGCAGCTTTGACAATAAGCGGATGCGCTTTAAATCGGTTTATGTTTGCGTGACGAGTAAAGAGGTTTTGCAGGAAGGCGGGTATAACAAATTCCCGCTTCCGGTTTCACGTTATCGCACAGCCCCGCGCCAGACATACGGCAGCAGCCCGGCGATTCAGTGCTTTGCAGACACACAAATGCTTAATGAGATGGAGAAATCCATCCTTCGTCAAGGGCAGTTAGCCGTTACGCCACCTCTTGCAAGCCACAATGATGCGGCACTAAACGCTTTCCACCTTGCGCCCGGTGCAATGAATTATGGTTCTATTGATGACCAAGGGCGGCCATTAGTCCAGCCTCTACAGCTTGGTGGTAACTTTAATCTAGGATTAGAGCTTTCAGACCGCCGCCGTGAGATCATTAACGATTCTTTCATGGTGAATCTGTTTCAGATATTGCTTGAAGGCCCTAGCATGACCGCCACGGAAGTCATGGAGCGAGCCAGAGAAAAAGGCCAGTTGCTTGCACCAGCGGGAGGACGTCAGCAATCTGAATTGTTAGGTGGTATCATTGCCGCAGAGATGGACAGGCTGGAAGAAGACGGAGTATTGCCACCAAAGCCGCCTATTTTGCTTGAGGCAGAAGAAGCTGGGATCGAAGTTAGTGTTAATTACACCTCGCCACTGAACAAGGCTCAACGTGCAGAAGAAGGGCTTTCAATTCAGCGGACGCTTGAAAGTGTTATTCCATTGATGCAGATTGACCCAAAGGCTGGCCGCCGGTTCAAATGGGATGAAATATCGGCAGGTTTGGCAGAGATAAACGGAATGTCAGAGAACTACATGTATTCGGATGAAGAACTTAAAACAATGGATATTCAAGAAGCACAGCAACAGCAAGCCGCGCAGTTATTGGAAGCTGCGCCCGTTCTTGCGCAGTCGGGCAAAAACTTTGCAGAGGCGCAAGCAATAGCACAATCATCGTCAGGCCAGCAGCTACCTAATATCATTCCGCAATGAACAGACAGCAATTAATTGACAAATTTATCACACTGCGCCGCGCTTATCGTGAGGTTTTCCTTACAGAGGATGAGCGGTTAAAGGCAAGCGCGGATAAAGTCATGCGCGATTTACAGAAGTTTTGTCAACCCTACAGCACCACCTTACGAGCGAGGGCGGCCAATGGGTTAGACCCTATTGAGGCGGCTATGTGGGAGGGCAGGCGGCAGGTTTATTTGCACTTACTTAAAAACCTGCATTTTACCGAAAAAGAGCAAGTAGATTTAACCAAAGCAGAAGGATAGACCAATGAGTACAGCAGCACTACTAGGCGGCGAAGCCACACCAGCACCCGCAGCCACAGAGACACCGGCGGCAACATCAACCACCACGGAAACACCAGCAGCGACTACACCAGAGGCAACTCCTGCCAGCAATGAACCATGGTACGGAACAGTAGAAAACCAAGAGTTGAAGGGCTGGTTAGACAATAAAGGCTTTAAGGATTTACCCACAGCGCTTGAATCTGCATACAATATGGAGAAGCTGATAGGTAAAGAAAAGGTTCCCGTTCCTAAAGATGACGACCCCGAAAGCTGGAATAAGTTCTGGGAAGCGGCAGGGCGGCCTAAATCACCGGAAGATTATGGCATCGAATTGCCGGAGGGTGGCGACCCTGAATTTCTCAACAGTGCGACAACTAAGCTGCATGAGCTAGGCTTAAATACACAGCAAGCCCGTGCATTGGTTGAGTGGAATAATGAGCAAGCCGCAGCGATCGCTGAAGCCCGTGAAGCGCAGATGGTGGAGACACACCAGAAAGAAGTTGAAAGCCTCAAAAAAGAGTGGGGGCATAACTTCAAAGCGCAGGAGGCCAAGGCCGACTTGGCTATGGAGCGGTTTAATATAAGTGACGACACGATAAGCAAGATCACTTCAGGCAGTAAGGTGGAGCTTGTGAAGCTTCTCTCATCAATCGGCGATAGAATGCAGCAGGATACCAAGCAGGATGGCGGCACACCCACTGATTTTGCCACTACTAAAGCCGGTGCAATCCAACAGATTAATGCGCTGAAAGCTGATAAAGACTTTGTGACAAAGTACACCAGCGGCGATACTATGGCCGTTAAAAAGTGGAACGACTTACATAAGGTTGCATATTCTGAATGATGCAGAATGTTATTAAGTGCTTTGCTTGTGGCAAAGAGAAGGAAGGTTACGGAAGTAAATCTTCAGCAACATTAAGCGCGATAGAAGCTTCAGCTATGTTATCGCCCAAAAAAGTAGAGGGATTATCATATTTAAGTAAAGCGGATAAAGAAAAAGCCAAAGAGAACAGAGTTATAGCGCACCAAATGGCTGAAAGAATGATACATTCTAAGCTAGGGCTAATAAGAAATAAATGGACACTGCAAAATTACATTAGAGATAAAAAAGGCGATTTCGCCCGTGATGTTAATTTTCTTATTTATTATCATGAAGGTTATAAAGGGGATGTGATTTGAAATCATTGCATATTCTGAATAATGTGTTAATATAGGTTATCGGATAAGGCATTTTATGCCCCCGTGAATTAAAAACTCACGGCCCCTCAATGAGGATAAGCCAAACAAAATACTTTTGGTTTAACTCATATAAAGGAGGGGTAAGATGACTTACTCTCTAGTTCCGAACCACGATAAGGTTCAATACACGAATAACGTAGAAATGCTTTTACAGGAAAAAGGCGGACGTTATTCTACTTCGGTTGCAATGGGCAGCCACCAAGGCAAGCAAGCAGTAGCAGTTGACCAGTATGGCACTGTTGAAATGACAGAGCGTAAGGGCAAGTTTGGGCCGATTGAATTTTCGGACATTCGCCATGACCGCCGCTGGGTTTCTCCTAAGCCGTATGACTTGGCTTTGCCTATTGATAACCTCGATAAGCTTCGCACTATCAGCAACCCACAAAACGAATATGTGGAAGCTGGCCGCATGGCGATTGCACGTAAACAGGACGATATTGTTCGCGCTGCATTCTTCGGTACTGCTAAAACGGGTGTTGATGGTGATACATCAGAAACATTCGATACGGGCACTTATCAAATTGCAAATGACGTAGGTGCAGCCGCAGCTACGGGTTTGAATGTTGAAAAAGTTAAGAAGGTTATTCAGACATTCTTGGATTTAAG